GAGCGTGGCCCAGAGCTATTCGTTCCAGGGCAATCAGGCGGTGTCATGCGTAATGAGGACATGCGCTCCCTTATGGGTCGTTCTCCTGCAGCAGGAGGCGCAGCATCCATGAACTTCAGCTTCGAGACAACCAGTATTGGTGGAACGGAATACGTCAGCCGTGAGCAGCTTGAATCTGCAATGGCAGTGACCCGTAAGCAAGCGTCTAATGACGGAGCAAAACGAGGTATGAGCATGACCCTAGATAAGATGCAGAATAGTCCTAGAACTAGATCCAAGATTGGTCTTCGCTGATGGCTAGTGCTTTTCCACAGATGATTCCGTCAGCAAGAAGCATGACAATGGGCGATTTGCCCAGCAAGGTCTATAGGGCAATGTCTGGTGCGACAGTACGTCGTGCTTTTGGCAACAAGAAGACGCAATACGTTTTGAAGTTGCAGTTCCAAAATATTGGTGATGATTCTGCTGTTCGCACTGGCGCTGGGACGGTAAATCAAATTTTGAGTCATTTTGATTCGGCTAATGGCACCTTTGACAGCTTTGGCTTGCCAACTAAGTTATTTGAAGGGATGGGATCAAGCTCTTCAAATTATTTTAGGGGAGCAACAGTAAGCTGGCGTTACGCAAAACCACCTGAGATTAAAAATGTAAAGACAGGTCTTAGCAACGTTTCTGTTGAACTTATTGGGGAGATTGACGCCTAATGTCTGAAAATCAAATTCGAATCTGTCAGTTCATCAAGCTAGAAACGAGCAAAGGTGCTGTCTACTACTACCAAAATTATTTTATAGGAGAAAGTAAAGCGCTTGGTGGTGTTCCCTACAGTTTTGTCCCGTTCGAGATCGAAGGTGGTGTATCTAGCTTGAATGCAGACAACCAGCAAGTCACGCTTCGTTTACCTGCCTCTGAGTATGCAGTCCGTCTTGTAGAAGAAGGTGATGGGAACAGGCTGAGCAAACTGGTTGTCTACACTCGATTTATCAATGCAGACGGGGCAATAAAAACTGGAGGATTTGACGAGTATTACGTCGGCATTGGAGCGTCATTTAGTGATGACACAATCGAACTGCGTTTCAGGTCTGCCTTAGACGGTGTTGCTGCAGGCTTTCCAGCTCGTACTTTGACAGAAGAAAACGTGGGCATTTTGCCGCTTGAATCAACGCTGTCATTGCGATGAATGACTTAATAGGTCTGGAGTATTGCTGGGGCGCACATCCAGCAGACGGGCGTAATAAGACTGATTGCTTCCAGCTGCTTTGCGAAATCCGTTCACGGCTTGGGTTGTCGGATTATAAGGAGCAGTTTTGTTGGGTGTATTGGTTGTATACAGCCGAAACGCTTAAGCCAAGTCAGATGGCTCGCTGGTTACTTCAGAGCGGGAAGCGGCTTAAGATACCAAAAGTTGGTGCTGCTGCTTTGCTCGCTGAGCCAAACAACGCTGCGCTTGGAACGGTGACGGATCAGGGTTTGATCTGTCTTGCTCCTGGCGGCCAGGTTGCTTGCGTACCAGTTGAGCGTGTTAGCGCACATTATTTCTGGTTGAACTGATGAATCGGAGACTTCTGCCTTATGAGCACCAGCTGATTGAAACGCTGGGGGTAAGCAAGGAAGAGTATCTGGAGTTTGTTGCGTTACAACAGGAGTATCAGGACGCAAAGATTGGTACTGCGCTTGACATTAGAAATACGGGAACAGAGTTTGCAATCGTTCTAACGATTGTCGGCATCCTGTTTCAGGTTGGAGCGGCACTATTAGCGCCCAAACCAAATATTCCTGGTCTTAATAATGATAGAAGAACAAGGCAGCAACGTTTTTCGCCTTCTTTTGGTTTTAATGGCGCTCCAGAGCTGGCGGCTTATGGCGATCCGGTCAATCTTGTCTATACCAGCAGAGCAATTAATCCAGAAGGTGGTGTTCGAGCCAGCGGCTCTCTAGTGTGGTCGGCTATTGACAACTTCGGCTCAGCGCAATTTATGCAGCTGTTGTTTGTAATTGGAGCGTCACGAGTTCTTGAGCTTGACCCAAATAGAACAGCTTTTGGTTCTTTAGCCATTAGTCAGTTAGATCCAGCAACAACTTTTCTTTTCTACAAAGATATAGGCACTGGCAGACCGCCTAGATTTGTAGACATGATAAGAGGTGATAGAAATGTATATCCGGAGAGTTTACTCCGCAAGAACAATCAAGAAGTTTGTCAAATTACAACGCCTAGAAAAGACGAAAGAGAAGGAACATCCGGGTTTAGCCAAGCGTACTCACCGTCAACATCTTCTGCATTCGGAGTCTTCGATCCCGTTCCAGTAAATGTAAATATGCAAACAAGGGACAGCGAAGGCAACGAAAAGGATGCTCCTATAGGAGTTACCCTAGAAAAGAACGATTGGAGCGGAACCGACCGTAGGTACAAAAAAGACGATGAGATAGTAGTTAGGTTTCAAGGAAGCAGCAACAAAGATGGGAATAAAGAAGCAAGAGCTTTAGCGAAAGATTTTCGTCGCCAAGCAGTTGATTCGTTGGACTTCGGTAGCACCTACATGCTTGGTTCAGCAAAATTTCGTTTAATGAGTTTTGGTGAGTTTTCAGATCCTGATGATGGAGATGTTGATGCGACTTTTAGGTGCATTAAGACAGGTGCTTGCCCTACCGCTGATTACAACAAGCTTGGCCAAAATGAAGAATTTAAAAAACGAAAAGCACAATTAGAAAGACATCAAACAATACTTGAAAATATATTTACTGAAGAAGAAAACGAAAACAATCCTCCTAGAAAAGAACGCAACTATACAAGTTCTGCTGACAGTGGCGATCCAGACCCGAAGGATCAATATGTTACAGATGCGTTGTCAATTAATTTTAGTTTAGTTGAAGATAGTATTACTTATGACTTTGAGGCAAAGCGCACAGTTACCTGGGTAAACGAGCTTGATGAGGAAAGAAGCGCAGAGATAGATCCAGCTGGTTCTTTTGATTATACGCGATACCTAGAAGCAGAAGCTGCAGCAAATCCTCCGACAATAAGTGGCAAAGTTGCAAGAAAAGAGTTAAACAACGACCTTGCAAAAGCAAGAAGACTGATTTCTCAGATTCAAGATGGAGAGTACGATGATTCAAATGTAAAATTAACAATACCCGACAGAGGCAATAGAACCTCTCCGTTTAAAAACACATCTTTAAATGACGCTATTGATGCAGATTTTGAACAAGATTCTGAGTATGGGTTGCTAGCAAATTTGAACGGGCAAGTAGAAGCAAAGCTAAACAAAATAAGCAACCTTAGAGCAGACATTAACAAAGAAGGCATCAAAAGGTCTAAAAGAGTTAAAGATAGCGCTTTTTCGGAGAGCACCGAAGGAGAAGCGAACAGGTTCCCAAATTATGGAGACTTGACAGAAAATGGTCTAAAAATAAGAAACAAGTATTTAAGGTTGCAGAGGCAAATAAGCAAGCTTAACAGTCGAATTGCTAAAAGAAACAAGCGAATTATTGAGCGCAAAAGAGACTGGTTGATTGAACAACTGTTGGACTCTGATGGTGAGTTTAAGGATATCAACGAGAATCGCTATGCGTTTGGAGGTATAGCGCAGATGGAAGAAAGAAAAGATAATTTTCCAACAAACAAAAGGATTCCAGACCTTCTTGGTGTTCAAGCAATTGAAAAAGAATTTAGCCGCATAAAAAGGCAAAAGAGAGGCGCTAAGCGCAGTATCGATTACTTCCTTGAAAATTGGGACGATCTTATTGCGCGAGAGGATAACAACTTTTTTGTTAAAGCTTTAGTCAAGGCAGAGTCAGCCGCATACGAAACCGTAAGTGAAGTGGACCATGTCAAGTTTTCTATTAAATCAAAACTATATAGAAAAATTTCTGGTCGTCAAAAAAAGTATGGCGAAGTTAAGGCGTCAAAAAGGTATTCATTATCTGATAATGGCACCAAAGGGCGCCAAGCTTTTTTTAGATTTAGTTACAAAGAAGCAGCTAAAAGCAAGTACAAAGTCCATGATGTCCTTTTTGTACTAAGGCACGGTTCAGAAAGCGACACTTACAGCGACTTTAATTTTATTGCACCAACCAGAGGCAAGTATGCTTTCAAGCTTGAACCTGTCTATGATGTTGCTTCTGAGATCAAAGAAAATGGGCAAACAAAATTTGCTCTTTTAGAAAGCAATAGCACCAAAAAAAGCCATAAAGACGGTAGTGGGATTAGAGCAACAGTTTGGTGGAACGGTGAAGAGTACGCGACTCTTGACGAAGATGGCTGGCCAGCCTTAGAAGAGCGTGGGCCTAAGCTTACAAATGAATGGGACATATTTTCTGTCAATACTGACACGCAAGTTCAATTTAGTTTTGACAATGGGCCAGAGTTTACCTTAACGGCTGTTACTGAACAGCAAATACAGGATACAGAGCCAGCGTATAAAAACCTCTCAATACTTTCATTAAATATGTTTGCAGGGAAGGGAGTTCAAGACTTACGCAACGTGACTGCCTTCGTAAAAGAGGGCAAACAAAGTTACAGAGTTGAAGATTTTACGCAGCCTTATCAAGGCGAAAGCACGAGTTATGCTCCTGATATTTTTGTAGATACCGTTTTAGATAAAGTTAACGGCATTGGAAAATACGCTCCAGCTGATGCCTTAGACCAAGAGAGCTTGAAGCTTGCAAAAGCTTTTTGCATCAATAACAATTTGCCTACTCATCCCGAAAGTGGTCAAACGCCTCCGCCTATTTCCCTGTTTATGGATGGTGTCATCGCTGATGATTCTTCATGGCGTCAGTTCTGGGTCAGTACAGCACCATTTAGTTTGTTGGAATTTGCGAGAAAGAACGGAAGAGAAACGCTTGTTCCTGCCCTGCCGTGCGATTCGGACGGGAAGGCTGCTGAAGACAACGGCCAGCCTGTCCCTTTAACTATTTCTGCACTTTTTACAACAGGCAACATTCTTGAAGACTCATATAAAGAAGAATTTTTAGATTACGGAGCCAGTACGCAAGATTTAATTGCCAGTATTGTTTACAGGGAAGAGTTCACGAAAGCAATTTTTCAACGGAAAAGAACAGTTGAGGTAAAAAGAATAGGTATAGTCGAACATACAGCTATCAAGGAAACGTTTGACGTAAGCAGCTTTGTAACTACTAAGCAGCAAGCAATCTTGTTTGGCAAGATGCTGGTCAATCAGCGCAGGTTTATCAGGCGAGGCATTGAATTTAAAACGTTCCCGTCAACTAATCCCATTGAACCTGGAGCGTTTATCTATGTTGATATTGGCCTGACAAACTGGGAGAGAACGTCTTCTGGCGTTATTGACGCTGGTGGTGCGTTGAACTCGCCATTACAGGACAGCATTCCAAGCGGGACGTATAACTTTTTGGTTTATGACAGAAGCGAGTCAGAGATTAATCCAGTTAATTCAGTTGTGGTTTCAAATGGCGTTGCCTCAGCGTTATCCGATAAGGTTGGCCAGCTTTATGTGATGGGCATTGCTTCGGGCAAAAAGCGTGTGTTCCGGATTACGGAAGTAGAGCTAGACGAAGAGGGTGAAGTGACGGTAAGAGCTATGGAGTATCCCTGTGATGATGAGGATCGTGCCCATGTCGCGGACCTTAGACCCAGCCTGTTCAAGGTAAGCTAGTATGAAACCAATGTTCTAAGTCCAGCGAAGCGATGGCCTTTTTTACCGGACGCACAGGCTCGCTGGTTTTTGGCGGCAAGCCCGTAGCTAAGATTCGTGACTGGTCTATTGAGACCACGGTAGAACTTTTAAGTACCAACGATATTTCTAGTAGCGTAAACACCTTCACCCCTGGGGTTAAAGGTGCTACGGGCAGTGCGACCCTGATGTATTACAAGCTTGAATCTGGCGAAAGCGCGACCAAGACTCAATTTACTGAGTTGCTTTCTAAGATTATGAAGACAGGCGCGGTTACGGAAAGTGAGCGCGTAAGTCTTGAATTAAATGTTGGCACTGGTACGTCAGACGACATCAAGTTTAATGCTTACATTACGTCTGCAAGCGTTTCTGTTTCGACTGGAGAATTGTCTGTAGTGCCAGTTAATTTTACGGTTGATGGAGACTTTACTGAAGTCATTGCCTAATGACGTTTTTTCTTGGTAGCCAAGGTAATGTCCGGTTGCGCCGTGGGACGGAAGTAGCCCTCGGCATCTTAACGGAACAAGTTATTAGCGATGACATCAGTACGGCGCTTAACCGCATTGGGACGGCAAACGGGATAGACAATCTTTTTACAGGGGACAAGATTGATATTGAAACAACTGATGCACGAAAACTTCTGTTTATCCCAGCATCCAACTGGTCTTCTGGGACGGTACAAGACACTTACAGCACTTTTGTAAATGTTAACGCTGCAGGTGGATTGCGTCTGTATCCAACATTTGCAGATGCTGTAAACAACAATAGACAGAATGAAATTGCGCTACAAACTTTTACCGGAGATCCTATTGCGGTAACAGTCGCTGTTAGAGACATTGGCTCTAATATTCTTGGCGATGTTACTAGCTATGAATTTAACGCTAGCCGTGAGCAGGTTGACACCACATCGCTTTCCGACAAGTTTAAGAATCAATACAATGCTGGTTTGATTAGCGGCAGCGGGCGTATTGAGTGCGTTTTCAACAATGCGACTGATGGCGAAAGAGAGACGTCATTATTAATGCTCCAGTTGATACAAAGGCTTGACTTAGGTTGTGCCTTTGATCTTTTCCTTTATCTAATTGATAAGGATTTAAACCCAGCAGAGCAGAGCGTTTTTTACTCTCTCACTGCTGTTGTAACCAATTCTGGCGTTTCGGTTGACCTAGACGATGCCATTAGATGCACTCTGGATTTTGTGACGACTGGCGAGTTGAAGCTTGTAGTTGGCACGTTGGCTGAATACCTGTTGAAAGAAGATGACGATCGAATCCGTCAAGAGCAGTCTCTCAATTTCCTGTTGACGGAAGTTACGGATTAAACTAAACGCAAGTACCCCTGGCGTAAGGAGCTGAGCCTTGGCTGACCAACGAATTACGCAGCTCAACGAGCTGTCCAAGGCTGGGGTTGCAGCAGTAGACGTCCTGCCTATTGCGGACATTAGCGGTTCTGAGACCAAGAAGGTTACCGCAAAAAACCTTGTTGACGCTGGTCTGGACCTGATCGATGTCAGCACCATTGATCTAGACAAGCTTGATCAAAGCAGCAC